GAAGTCCTACGAGAGGGAGAACCCTGGGAGCGACTTGAAAGCACCCAGCAAGGAGAAGGGCAACAAGAGAAGAAAGTCCTTCTGTGCTCGGATGCGTGGCATGAAGAAAAAACTTACAAGTAAAAAGACAGCAAATGATCCTAACAGCAGGATCAATAAATCACTAAGAGCTTGGGATTGTTAATTTATGAATTCAACTGAAAAAATGTTAATATGCGAATCTTGTGAATTTTATAGAAAATCAACAAAACAATGCAGATTATGTGGATGTTTTATGCCACTGAAAACGATATTGCCTGGACAAAAATGTCCAGATTGGCCACCGAAATGGGAGTAGATTATGTCAGAAATTGTTGATCCTAAACTAAATCAGCATCAGATTTACTTAGGTAATCCAAATCTCAAAAAAGTAAATGTTCCAATTAATTGGACTAAGAAGCAGATTACCGAGTATATGAAATGCAAAGAAGATCCTGTCTACTTTGCTAAAAATTATTGCAAAATTGTTTCTTTGGATGAGGGTCTTGTCCCATTCAAATTATATGATTTCCAGGAAGACATGGTTCGCCGCTTCCACGATAATAGATTTAATATTGCAAAGTTGCCACGACAGACAGGTAAGTCAACTACTGTTGTTGCATATTTAATGCATTATGCGATTTTTAATGACAATGTTAATATTGGTATTCTTGCAAACAAAGCACCGACTGCAAGAGAACTTTTGGGAAGATTACAACTTGCTTACGAAAACTTGCCTGTATGGTTGCAGCAAGGTATCATAGCATGGAATAAAGGTTCTATGGAGTTGGAAAATGGCAGTAAGATATTGGCATCTTCTACATCTGCGTCTGCTGTCCGAGGCATGTCGTTTAACATCATCTTCCTCGATGAGTTCGCGTTCATTCCAAACCATATTGCAGAGCAATTCTTTAGCTCTGTTTATCCTACTATTTCTTCTGGTAAAAGCACAAAAGTTATCATCATCTCAACGCCAAACGGGATGAACATGTTCTACAAGTTATGGCATGATGCCGAACTTGGTAGGAACGAATATGTTACCACAGAAGTTCACTGGTCACAAGTTCCAGGAAGGGATGATGCGTGGAAACAACAAACTATTGCAAACACTTCTGAACGACAGTTCACACAAGAATTTGAATGTGAGTTTCTTGGATCTGTCGATACATTAATCTCAGCAACTAAGTTGAGATCTATGACATATGAAGAACCTGTTAGGGAAAGTAAGGGTCTTAAAGTTTATGAAGATCCTAAACCTGATCATGAGTATTTAATGACAGTTGATGTTTCCAGAGGAACCAACAATGATTACTCAGCATTTATTCTTTATGATATTACAACAGTTCCATATAAAGTTGTAGGTACGTATAAGAACAACGAAATTAAACCTATGTTGTTCCCCAACATAATTAACCAAGTATCAGTACTATACAATAAAGCATTTATATTGTGTGAGGTTAATGATATTGGAGATCAAGTAGCATCTATTCTACAATATGATTTAGAAAATGAAAATCTTTTAATGTGTTCTATGCGAGGTAGAGCAGGTCAGATTGTAGGACAAGGATTTTCTGGATCGAAGACTCAACTTGGTGTTAAGACAAGTACAACTGTAAAGAAGATTGGTTGTTCCAATTTAAAACAATTAATTGAAGCAGATAAACTTCTTATTAATGATTATGATATCATTTCAGAGTTAACTACTTTTATTCAAAAGAAACAGTCCTTTGAAGCAGAGGAAGGATGTAATGATGACCTTGCAATGTGTCTGGTTATCTTTGCATGGTTAGTTGCTCAAGATTATTTTAAAGAGATGACGGACAATGATGTTCGTAAGAGATTATATGAAGAGCAGAAGAATCAAATTGATCAAGACATGGCACCATTTGGATTTATTAATGATGGATTATCAGATACTACTGAGGTAGATAATGAAGGAAATGTTTGGTTCTTTGCAGATAATGGATATGGTCAGTATTCTGATAGTAGTGAGTATGGTGAGATGAATTACATGTGGGAGTATAGATGAGTGAGTTCGAAGAAGATAAAATAGAATTAGAGCATCTACTTTTTAATGAGAGAAGATGTAGATCTTGTTTTACTACTAAAGATCTTCTTGTAGATTTTTATTTGATTAGAAAAAATAAAAAAGGATTTCCATCTTCATATTCATATGAGTGTAAAGAATGCACAAAAAAACGAGTTTCTGATGCAAGAAAAAAGGTTGTAGATAAAATGGTAACAAATATCTTTGGTAGATGGGAATATCCTGACTGGTAGTACGTTCATGCACTGTTTCCCCCTTTAAAGTAGCAAAAATAATAAATAGATTTAGAAAATATGAAACTTTTTAGGAGATACAAATGGTTGCGTTACGCTCACCAGGAGTTGTTGTTAGGGAGCAAGACCTAACAACGGGAAGAGCAGACATTTCAGATGGTAATATTGCTGCTTTTTCGGCTCCATTTACTCAGGGTCCAATTGGAGTACCCGTTAGAATTCAAAGTGAAGCAGAATTAATTGAAGTATTTGGAGAACCAAATAATTCAAACTCAGAATATTTTTTATGTGCCTCTAACTTCTTGCTGTATGGTGGAACTTTATCGGTAACTCGTGTTCCATCAACACAACTGAAGAACGCTACAGCACGCCTTGGACAGTCTGTAGAGAGCATTAGCGTAGATATTGCTGGTGGTAAGTATGTTTCTTCACCAACAGTTACTATTGCTGCACCAGACCAGGCTGGTGGCACTCAAGCAACCGCAACTGCACAAATTAATGCACAAGGAGAAGTCTTTCTATTTGACGTAACTGAGGTTGGATCTGGTTACAGTGCTCCTCCTACAATTACAGTTGCTCCTGTTGGTGAACAAGCAACCATCAATGCAGTTGCAGGAACAACCGCAGAATTAACATCTTTAGATGCTATTGTAACCGGTGCGATTCCTGATGCAACATATAGTGGTGCATCAGAAATTGATAATCAGGGATCTGGTTACAGTGCTGTTCCTACAGTCACAGTTACTTCAGACGGAAGTGGAAGTGTTCCTCCATCTGGAACTGCAACTATTGCAAACGGTCAGGTTACTTCAATCACAATCGATGGTGGCGATTATACAGGTGTCAGTTCCTATTCAGTAACCATTTCTGATCCAACTGGTCTTGACGTTACTGTTGGAAACGTCGGAACAAATTATGATCCTGGTACGGTTTATAATGTAACTGTTTCTTCGACTGGAACTATTACTACTCAATTTGCAGCAACTGCACAAGTTGGTGCTGGTGGTGCTATTACCGGATTAAATATTACCAACTTTGGTAACTACGGTCCAGGAACACTCACGGGAAACATTCCAGCTCCAGGAACAACAGCAACTGGAACCGCTAATCTGGTTTCTGACCCTGTTCTGATTGAAAGATCAGAAGTTTATGAGGCATCTTATGCTAACAATAATACAGCAACTTTCTTCTATGCATCAAAAACTGCAGGAGATTGGGGAAATAATTTAAGAATTTGTACCGTTGATAGAGGTCCTTCTCAATCACTATACTTCCTTCCTTCTGAATCTGTACCTACTGTTGCTCTTGATGGATCTGTTATTGTAACAGCAGGAAATGGGGCGCGTGGAAGAGTTATTGATCAGACAGTGGGTAGCGATGGTGGTGCAATTCTTCACATCGTTCATGTAGACGGTGGAAATGTCTACACCACTTCTCCATCAAACGTATTCACTGGTGGTGTAGCAGTTACAGTTGAAGGAACTCCATACACACTTAAGTCAGGTTCTGACGGTGGAGTTGATAGTGGTGATAAGTGGTATTCTACAAAACCATTATACGCTGGATCTAATGTTCTTTGGAATTCAATCGCAGCAAGACCTGGAACTACTGATGATGCCGAAGCATTTTCTACTGCTGGTGCATCTGCTTATGATACAGTTCACCTTGCAGTTGTTGACGAAGACGGAGGACTGACTGGCACTAAGGGTACTTTGTTAGAAACTTTTACATACCTCTCTAAAGCAAATGATGCAAGAGGTCCACAAGGAGGTTCAAATTACTACAAAGATGTAGTTTCTACATCCAGTAATTATATTTACGTTGGAGATACCTCATATGATTATGAACCAAAAACTTATGTTTGGGAACCAACTGGAACTAAAGCATATGCTTTAACCAATGGTAGTTCTTATCCTACTGATTCTTTTGGTACATATAATCTCACTTCATCAGATGTTAATGCTGGATATGCAGAATTTGTTGATCCAGAAAGAGTTACTATTGATTATGTTTTAATGGGTCCTGGTTTAAGCACTGAACTGGCAAGTAAAGAAAAGGCATCTTATATTTCATCAATTGCAACAAATAGAAAAGATTGTATTGCTTTTGTGTCACCACACAGATCAGCAATTCTGTCGGACTCTGGTGCTGCTCTTGCAAACAAAGACATCGTAGATAATATTAAATCATTCTACTCCTCTCTTGGAAGTAGTTCATATGTAGTACTTGATTCTAACTACAAGTACATCTATGATCGTTGGACTGATGTCTATCGTTACATTCCATGTAATCCTGATATTGCAGGTTTGGTTGCAGATACTGCAATTAGAAATGAACCATGGTTCTCTCCAGCAGGATTTAACAGAGGTGGTATTCGTAACTTGGCAAAACTTGCTTGGTCTCCAGGAAAGTCGGACAGAGATGAACTCTATGCAAATA